CGAGAGGTCGCCCACGCGCAGTGCGTACAACACCCTAGTCGAACTGACTAGCTAACCATAGGAGCTCGCGTTGCCAGGTAATCATGAGTAGTTCTGGGACTAGACGACGCGATTTTAATCGTGTCGGTTCGTTTCCTACTAGGATTAAACGGGGTATCTATAAGAACTCCGTTTACCTGCAGGACACGGACATCCAGTCTCGAACCATTGATATACCGGGGACGCAGGTAACTGCGTCGGAGGGTCATCCGTGGCCGCCCAAAAAGGGCAGCCTTTCGGACGTTGGTGGGTCGTTTCGAACTGAGAAGTCATTTATGACTTCGAAGCTCGCTCACGTAAAGAACCAGCTCCTAGTACTTCAGGAGCCGGGCTTTTCCTTTCAGAACTGGCATGAATATACCGGTCCTATTGGAACCCACGTACCAACGGAAGTAGTGGGCAGCACTACAAGAGTAGTCATGCCCCCAAGTGCCGAGGCTTCCATTACGGAGCTTAACGCCTTGGGGACTACGGCTATCTCTCGCTGCTCACCGACCAACTCAGTTGCAAATGTTGCAACCTTTGTGGGCGAATTGAGGAAGGATGGCTTGCCATCCGTTCTTGGTTCTTCCACCTGGGAGAAGAGGACTCAGACCGCGCGTGATGCGGGGAAAGAGTATCTCAACTTCCAGTTTGGTTGGCGACCGCTCGTTTCAGATGTGTCCAAGTTTGGGCACTCTGTGCGTCATATGGATACTGTATTGAAACAGTATGAACGTGACGCCGGGCGTGTCGTCCGTCGGCATTTCAACTTCCCAACGATTAGTTCCGTATCGAGGACTGTTCTTGGTACCGGATATCCATTCGGTATCGGGAATCAGTTTTTCGATGCGGCGCCGGGGTTGCTTGTTAGGACACGTGAGGTGTCCAAACGTCAGTGGTTTTCAGGTGCATTTACCTATTATCTGCCTTCCGGATACGACTCCCGGAATGCTCTTGATAGATATGCCCTGATTGCCGATAGACTCGGCACACGACTGACGCCAGATGTTCTCTGGAACATAGCACCTTGGAGCTGGGCCGTGGATTGGTTTACCAATACTGGCGATGTTTTAAACAACGTCAGTAACTTTATCAGTTCAGGTCTGGTTATGCGGTATGGGTATATGATGGAATCATCCATCGTTACTGATACCTATACCCTGGAAGACCATAAGTGGAAAACCCCAGCAATAGGGTTTCCCTCCTTTAATCCTCCAGTTCCAGTTACTTCCTTCACCACTATGGTGAAGAAGCGTACTGGTGCAAACCCCTATGGTTTCGGGATTACCTGGGACGCCTTGTCAGCGTTCCAGCTCTCGATTCTGGCGGCTCTCGGCATAAGCCGAGGTCGTTAGAACAGTTGTTACACTGTTCGTTAAACCACCGCACCCTTACGGAATGATTCCGTATAGGGTAGATAGGAGCAATGCCTGATGGCATTTACCGATCCGCAGTCAATCACTATCTCAGGTAACGCAATTGCGCTGCCCAGAGTTAACTCTGGCCAGCACATGAGCGAGTACACGAGCAGTGACGGACTGGTGACCCTGTCAGCTACGCATACCTTCGGTAGGCGTACCCGACATGTCCTCCGGCTCGATCACGCGAAGCTCACAGCCGATCCGTTCATTCCGGCCCAAAACACGAAGGTCTCGATGTCAAACTACATCGTTTTCGACGTGCCTCCGGCCGGATACACGAATACGGATGCTCTCGCTGTGTACACGGGTTTCAAGACCCTGTTCACGGGGAGCACCGACGCCCTCATCGTCAAGTTGCTTGGCGGTGAGTCCTGACGGACTTCAAGCGGCGCATCCTCAGGCAAGCACTAGCATGCTGCTTTGTGTTTGCTCTGGGATTCGTTGCTGGTTCGACAGGAATGCGGGTGTACTGTGTTGAACTGCTTCGAGATAACGGGTTGGAAGTCGCAAGACTCCAGTCCGCTCTCAAAAGCAATGAGAACATCATCCGGTTCCACTTGGAGCGCCAAGTATGGTGCTACAAGGAAGATCCGTCCCCGCAACAAATTCCTCGTTACTATATGTCCAACCGGACATGTAGTAGTTGGTCCCAGACTTCGTCTGTGTCCAATAGAGGAGTTCGTCGTGGGTGTGGGTTGTTGCCTAATAAGGCACAGCCCTGTTGTCTCATTCGTTCTCCACGTACAAAAAGATCCGCAGGCGTCCTGCGAGCTTCGCAGGATAGTTCGCTTCCCTCCTGCCGCAAGAATGCTGGTAGGAGAGGAGGTTGGGGTCTTCCAGAAATTGGGAGAGTCCCAGCCAGGAACGAACTGTAAGTGATCGTCAGGCTAGGGAAATAGACACCTCTATCAGGAGGGGCTATTGAAAAGCCTGATGTTGCTCTGGAAACAGGTAGCGGACGAGTCCGCTACTAGATGTTGTACGTGCGCCACCCTTGACTGGAAAACAGTCAAGTTGCGTACCGAACACGAAGGGTTGTCGTTTTTAACGATAACCTTGCCCTCTTTTGGAAAAGACTTCGAAAGAAGTCTAGACCAAGGGCGGGTAGCTCGCAACTTGTTCAGCGGTTTTAGCTGGCAAGCAGGTCTCCCCCGATTTCTCGGAGGTTTCCTCGAGCAAGTGTTCGATCGCGAGTGTGGTGAGTTGCTCAATGAACCCAACATTGACGCAGTTCTTGCAGTACGTCAGCTAACGCTGATGTACGGTAAGATTCTTCTCCCTTGCAGTGATGCTAGGGTGAAGAAAGCGATGGATGGGTACCTTGAGTGTGAGAAGGAAGTCGCGAGATCAGATGCTAACTTGTTCGGGAATCCGCTAATAACGGACCTCGTACGAGTCAGCGATCTCCTGTTTCGGGACGTATTCCGATCGGTAGACAGAGATGTCTTCGAACGGAAATTGGTTCCGAAACATGGACCAGGTGCAACGGCAGATAAGCAGCGTGGTAACGCTAAATATCGAAACCGTACCTGGACCATGCGTCTAGAGTCTGTCTTCCCTGCGGAAGACTTTCTCTTGCCATCCATGTCGAAGCAATTTCGAGATGAGATGGACGACGTCGACTTCCTCGAACCCGGAACAGAGATGCCTGTAAGGGTCATCACTGTCCCTAAGACGCTAAAAACGCCTCGAATCATTGCCATAGAACCGACTGCTATGCAATACGCACAGCAGTCGCTCTGGGCGATGTTTCGCCATAGGATTGAGGGGGATTACAACCTCTCAGCTATGGTCGGTTTTGACGACCAGCTCCCTAACCAGGAGATGGCTCGCGAAGGTTCCCGTACTGGGGACCTTGCCACGCTCGATATGAGCGAGGCTTCCGATCGCGTTTCTTATGAGACCGTGAAAGCGATCTTCCTCAAGTACCCTTTTCTGTGGTGGGCACTTGATGGAAGTCGTTCACGTACGGCTCAACTTGATGGCTATGACCAAAAGGTCACGCTATCTAAGTTCGCGTCTATGGGTTCAGCTGTTACCTTTCCCCTCGAAGCCATGGTCTTTTTGTCCATGATCTTCTTGGGAATCGAGCAACAGCTCAACTCGCCGCTTACCCGTCGAGACATAAAAATGTTTCGCGGGCAGGTGCGTGTCTTCGGGGATGATATTATCATTCCCGTAGACTTCGTACGCTCCGTTGTTGGTGTTCTTGAATCCTTCGGGATGAAGGTTAACACCTCCAAGTCTTTCTGGACCGGAAAGTTCAGAGAGTCTTGTGGCGGGGATTTCTACGATGGTGAGGACGTAAATATTGTCCGAGTCCGTCGTGTCTTTCCCGAACACCGGAAGCACGCCCAGGAAGTCATCAGCATCATTTCGCTTCGTAACCAACTGTATAAGGCTGGTTACTGGCAAACGTGCCGATGGCTGGATGACGAGATCCGGAAAGTAATAAAATACTTTCCGGTAGTCTTGCCAACCTCTCCTGTTCAGGGTCGCCATTCTTTCTTGGGGTATGAAACCCAGAAGATTGGCAAGCACCTACATAACCCCCTTGTTAAGGGTTACAAGGTGTCCACTCGTCTCCCGGAAGATATTCTGGAAGACAGCGGAGCCCTACTCAAGTTCTTTCTTAAGCGTGGGACTTCTCCCACGTTTTCGAAGGATCACTTGAGGCGTGCTGGACGGCCCCGAGCCGTTAACATCGAACTCGGGTGGTACTCCGCGGTATGAGTACCGCAGCTCTCCTAATTAACTTAGGAGGGGGGCCTAACGGCCTGCTAGGAGCTGAGCCTATCGTCTGACATTCGTCGTTTGTAAAAGACGAAGGCGATAGGTCAGGGTTCCATGTTGGACCGTTGGAGTAATCCAGCG